AATTTGTAAAACCTGATCATTATAATACTTGTTTCCCATAACCTGTTTGTCGCTTGTTCTGGTAGATGATGAGTTACTTATTACTCCCTTTGCATGACATGGCAAAGTTTTGTAAAATATCCATTGCTTTTTAATTGCTCCAGTATCTGGATCCTGCTCATCTGTTTGTCTGTAAACATCTAACTTCATAGACAAAACTGCATCTACGATTGTGTTCATTAGATTATTGCCGCACCAGACAATACGTAGTCTGCCAATAATTTATCGGCATAAGCATTTCCAGTTCCTCTAAATACATCTACATTGTACTCAAAATCCCAATCAAAAGTAGACATATTCTTTATATAGTTATTCTTCCAGTTAATATCGTTTGAGAAATAGTCTTTCATAAGCTCTATTCCAGCAAGCTCTACACTATCTGGAACCTTTTCCCAACCAAATCTACCGTTAACTTCATAAGTTGTATCTGATCTAAATACTCCGCTAGAATCATGTATGCTAGGAGGAACCATTCCGTTTGCAGTATAAACAGTATTATCTAACATAGCAGCACGATTTATTCTTAAGCCATATCCTGTTGTAACAATTTCTACATTGTAGTTCCAGTTATTAATTCCTTGAATATTATTTACTAGCAATATATCGTTTGCATATAGTTCATGAAGATCATATATTTTTGCTGGCAAGGGGAGTACGTCTGAGTTGTATCCAGTTATTGAATAAGACTCATCGTATAAATAAAATTTTTGATGGGTATATTCCTCTATACGCTTTCTAGCATACTTTTCCGCACGACATAACTCTTTATATGATTTATAGTTTGGATCAGAAGGATCTATGCTAACACCTAAATCTTCTATATGGTTAAAATCTACATATGGAGTTACTACAAAAACCTCATCCTCTTTATATACAAACTTTTCTCCAATATAATATTCCCACTTTAGTCTTAGCGTTTTATTTCTATTGGTGTGGTTTAAAGGTATATAAACAGTATAAGATCCAGGATTAGTTTCATCCGCCACCGCCGTCAATGTTTCTAACAGTGTTGTTGGTGCAATTGGAGGATTTATTGCTGGGTCGTTTGTAACATCGTAAACTTTTACGATAGGATCATTTTCTGGAACTGCTATATCGCCATTCCAGAATATTTGATGCGTTACTGGAGATTGTGAATTTAATAATATCTCTGCCATTTAGCAGGTTTAGTTGTAGTACTCCTGTACCTCTCTTGGCGTAGCCAACCTAAACCCTTCCTCCTTATCAAAAATTTGCTGTGCTTTTTCAGGCTTCATAGCAACAAAAGGATGTTCCTTTGTAAACGTATGTCCTGCAATATCATATCTATAATTTGCACGTGTCATTCTAACCAAAACCATGTCGTCTTCTAACTCTTGGTTAGGGTCAAACTTTGGTAAAACTTCTGGTGCTTCTTCTTTTGAGTCTTCTATGTTTTTTAGTGTGCTTTGATAGACTGACCAAGTTACGCCTTCTTCTGCCAATGCGGCAATAATATCTGCTTTATTTTTTAGTCCATCTGTTTCTACGGCAAAATCGCCAGCAATTTGCTTTAGCTCTTTTACCTTCAGTGTGTCAAATGACATATTTACTCCTTTGGTATGTAAATAAATTATAGCATTAGTAGGTTAAAAGGAAAAGCCCCCAAAAATAATTTGAGGGCTTTTCAGCAGTTTTAATTCCTATTTATTAATTAGGAAGCAACTTTAACGTTCTTAACAACAACCCACGCATCTGCCTGCTCGATTTGGCATCCAACACGAGTATACATTGTATATTCGATGGAGTCCTTCTTCGGCCAGAAGAAGCGATAAACTGTCACGTCACGCTTAATACCAATAACTACGTTATTTGGGAATGTCAAGTGGACATCTCCGAGATCATTGTCAGCACCCTGGGTTTCCTTCAATAGAGGAACTTCGACAATTGGAATACCAAATGCGAATGGAGCTGTGAATCCAGCTGGACCACCAAGACCTGCGGTCTCACCACGGATAATGCTTGCAGCAATATCTTGTGGGTTGACGTTAGAAATATTCTGTGATGTAGAATATAAATAATCTTGGATCAAGTTAGATCCTGACAAGAAGCGAAGATCTGGTCTACGCTGCTTGTACTTACGTGGCATAGCCTTAAGTGCGCTATTGAAGATAGAGCGATCAATGACTGCTCCATCTGCATCAACGACATGGCCGTTAGCCTTAGCAATCTTTACAATGCCGTCAAAAGCCTTGTATAGGTTGTCTGAGCTAAGAGCAGTATCTCCATTAAGGACTACGTCCTCAAGGTCGTTACCTGCCTGTGTTGCCATAAGTCTTGCAATATGATCTTCGAGATCGGCACCTTCAATGTTATCTTCTAGAGACTCTGTTGAAAGCTCCCAATCTAAACGAAGCTTCTTTGTTGTGAGAGAAATCTTTGAGAACTGTACGGCAGAATTTGTGCCAGTGTTCTCGGCTTCAGCGGCAAGCTTCATAAGCTTTTCGCCAACTCCAATACGATCTATCTCAGTGGTATCAGCTCGCATGCGAACTGTACGTGCTAGCTTTCCGACTACTGTTGCATCGAACATGTAATCAAGGAATCTTGCGGACTGCTCAGGATTGAGCAAGCCACCCTTACCCTCGGAACCGACATGGATTCCATCGGTGGGGTTAGCTGCTCCAACCATACTACCTGTTAGGGTTGTATCTGCTGCAGCCGCTTTAGCTAATAGTTCATTACTCATTAGTTATTTCACCTACCCTTATTTTATCAATTCACTAACGGAACCGAGGAAAGTGCCGTTCCATTTTGATTTCTTTATTGTTACTTCCTGAGACCCGCCAAGGTCTGAGGACTTCTTAATTGCAGTCTCTGATTCGACTGCGTCTACTCTCTTCTCAACACCATCAATGGTATTTTTGATTGCATTTACTGCATCTGAGAGAGCTGTATGTTTTTCTGCTAATTCTGAAATTCTAGCATCTACGCTCTTGCTGAAAGTTTCAACTGTGTCTTTAATAGCTGTAACTTGAGCTGCGTTTGCCTCAGAGGCTTTTTCCAAAGTCTCCGAGAAGAACCCCTTAAGGTCGCCTAGCATCTTTGCAAAATCAGGTTCACTAACTTCAGCTTCTGATACGTCGGCTGCTTTTTCCAGAACTTCGGCAGAAGTGTTTTCTTCTGTAGTATTTTCTACCTCTTCAGACTTGTTTAATTCAGCTACAGGAGCTTGCGCTACTGGTGCTTCAGGAGCTTGCGCTACTGGTGCTACTGGTGCTGCTGGTGCTTTTGCATTTTGTGCTGCAATTACATCTTTAGCATCATAAGCTTTTTCTACAGTCTCTTCGGTAGTTGTTGTGGTATCTACGTTATTTTCCACTTCATTACCTCCTTCTGCGTTTGCCTGTTTTGCAATTGTTTTTGTATCAGGCAACGTTTGCAATCTTGATTTATACGAATCAAGAATCTTATCTATTTCTTTTGACTTGTTAGAGTCATTTGATTCCACCCAACCAATAAGTTCTGTTTTCTTACCAGTAACTGGTGAAATATACTCAGACTCTGTTGACATAAATACAGAATCACTTTCTGCACAATAGAAAATATTTTCCATTTTAACATCTGCAGCAATGCCCTTGAAAATCATTTGACCATTGACTTTTTCAATAGACAATATGTTGCATAGTTCATTTGCTGGAGAATCAACTATTGACAATTCAACAAGTGAGTAATCTTTAATAAATCGAACACTTTGTCCAGTAGACTTATTTACTTCTGTATCTGAGTCTATTATTTTACCGCCGATTGAAAATCCTGTAAGTGTTCCATCAAGAACTTTTTCCCAAGTATCTTGTGCGCCTTTTGAAATGTATGCATCAACATACACTCCATTATAAAATTCTTTTGTTTTTGGATCATAATAAGTTTCTGGTCTAAAAGATGCAACCTTGCCAACCGCCATTGGCTGATGCATTTCTCTTAGATTTCCACGGAAGCTTTCAAATGCTTTCATGCTTGCTTCCTGCGTGACCACATCACCAGTCTGATCCAGGTTGTCTAGTGTTGCGAAACCTGAGACTGTTCTTTTTTCTCTGTTGACCTTCGTAAACGGAACTGATAAATTAATAACATTTCCGTTAGAAGACCAATGTGATTTTTCAATGGTCATATGTGTATATTATAGACTTCTATATATCTAAAGGCAAATAACTAGTTGAGTAGGACTACTCAACTTGTCTACCGTCACCTTTTGCATTTCTGCCTTCCCCAGAATTATCTGGAGAATTAGCGGCACGTTCCCCGTCTCTTGCTCTACTTTGCATAGCCTGCGCCCTAATTTCAGCGGACTTTGCCTGTAAATCGACTACCTCATCTCCCCCATCTAATGGAACCATTCCTTTTCTAATTCTAATTTCATTTGGGGTAATTACCTGCATCCTTAAATATCTTTCGTCAATCTTAGACTGAGTGTCTTCATCGGTTAAACTTAATTCATTAAATTTAAGAGTTAAAGCATCTGTCATTTCTTGAATAACTCTATTTAATTTCTTTTCTAAAATATCTTGTGCTGGAGCGCATACCTGCTCTTTAAATGTTTTATCTGCATCTCTAGCATTTGCCAAAGATATTCCAGTAGCCGTTCCAACCTTATTAATTGGAACTCTGTGTGCCATCAGTATTTCATCCCGATTTGACTGGCGATAAATATTAAATGATGACTCTTGAGTTCCAGCCTCAATTGGCTCCATTTTAAATTCAGTTTTGGAATCTGGTGAGTCTGGAGGCAGGGGTATATACAAAGATCTGTGGTTCTTGCCACGAAGTCCTACCTGGAAAAACTCTAATAATTTACGCTCAGACTCAGGAGATAATTTAGCACCTTTAACGGTAATAATATATCTTGGGACAGCTTTATTTTCAAAATAGTCTAAGTTATATTTTCCTGCAAACTCGTTTCCAGCCATAGCATTTTGCGCTGCGATTATATCTGGAATTCCATAATAATTATTTTTAGGGGTATACTTCTTTAAATGTATAATTTCGTTTGGGCGATCTGTTGCTCCTGCAACTGGGTTAGGAGTTTCTGTGTCTCCGAAGTTACGGAAGAACACAGCCTTTCCATACAATAATTGAACAAATCCATCTCTAAGTCTTCTTACACGCATTGTCTTTGATGGTATATGTCCGATATATCCTATTTTACCAGCAGTTGTTCTGCCAATCTCTAGATACCCATTACCTGTAGATTCTACATCGGTATAAAACTTAATAAGAGTTTCTTTAAATGTTTCTTCTTCATTACAATCTTCCAACCACTGATGTAGGTCTTGCTTAATTCTATTTAACTTTTTACGTGCTCTTTCCAGCTGCTTTTCATCATCAATTGAGTCTAACAAATCTGTAGTTTTTTTACTTTCAATAAAGTCAAAACCTAGACCAACTATATTTGACACCTTAGCATTAATTGCTGCATAGTTGTATGGAGAAATTTCATAGATTGATGAAAGATAGTCTAAATTGTATTCAGGCATAACTAAATCAAATAATGCATAGCCACTCACAGCTTGTTGAATTAATAGTTGTTGAGTTCCAGTTCCTTCTGTCCCAGTAAACCTTTTCTGAATATCTCTAGATGCTTTTCTTCTTAAGGCTGGACCAAGTCCAGAAATTTTTAAAAGCTCTTCGCCTTCCACAGAAAACGGATCATCATTTTTTTGAGTTGTTGTAGAATTAAATCTCATCCAATCTGCAACGTTTGATATTTCAATGTTGCTAGAAACTGTATCTTCTTCGTACTCAATCATTTTTGACCCTTCTTTAATTTAGCCGTTTCATCCTTGTAAACTCCAATATCTAATGGATCAGGAGTTAGACCCCATCTAAGTCTCTGTTTTTGAT